CGCTGCGGCCTAGAAGCGCGCACCGGCTATGATGCCGTTACCGCGCGTAGGTCGCTTAATCTTATGCTGGCAGACTGGGCTAATCGTGGTATTAATTTGTGGACTGTTCGGCAGTTTTCACAAACATTGGCTCAACTTTCAAGTACCTCGGCAATTGAGGTATATCCTATTGGAACTATAACAGCAACTGTAAGTGATGCGAGAGATTATTCTGTAGGTGAAGTAATAACGGGTGATAGTAGTGGTACGACTGCGAACGTTATAACAAAGCCTAGTGACTCTACGCTGACAATAACTGTTCCTAGCGGTGCTTTTACAGCAAGTGAACAAATAACGGGATCAACTAGTGGTGCGGTTTCACAATTATCGGCAGATCCAAGTTTGGAAGACGTGCAAAATACCATCGATATTTTGGATATGGTTGTTCGTCGTTCTGGTTCTGATATTGCTATAAACCGCATGAGTCGTGGTGATTACTTATCTATTCCAGATAAGGATACTCAAGGAAGAGCTTCGCAATTTTTTGTGGATCGATTAATCACACCTACGGTAACAATTTGGCCGGTTCCAGAAAATTCAACAGACACCTTAATTTATTATCGTTTGCTTCGTATAGATGATGCTGATACATCTGTAAATACAATGGAAGTACCTTTTAGATTTTTACCAAGTCTTGTATCTGGGTTAGCTTATTGCATAGCCATGAAACGCGCGCCTACTCGTATGGCTGATTTAAAAATATCTTATGAAGAAGACTTCTTCCGAGCTGCGACAGAAGATCGTGATCGCACAAGTCTTCAACTTGTACCTACTGCAAATTCAATACAGGTTATGTAATGCCTAAATTTGCTTCAAATAAATATGCGTATGGAATTTCTGACCGTTCAGGGCAACAATATCGTTTAAAAGATATGCGGCTTGAATGGACTGGTTTCCTTGTAGGTAAGGATGAATGGGAGAAAAAACAGCCGCAGCTAACACCTGCTCGTGTACATGCTGACCCAGAAGCTCTAAAGAATCCTCGTCCAGATCGTACTGAAACAGCGGTAGAAGTGTTGTTGAATCCAGATTCATTTTTAAGTAGTGATTCAGGAAGCGCAACCATTACTGTTCGTGAAGCAGGTCATGGTAGATCAACAGGAGATACGGTACGATTTCGTGATGTACTAGGATTTGACGGCTTTACTGCTGCCGTATTAACCACGGCTGATGGATATACAATTACCCGTGTAGATGATGATAATTACACTTTTTCAGCATCTAGCGGCACAGCAACAGTAGGATCTAGATTTGGCGGCGGTTTTCCAACAACCGCTGGGCCTGTAACAGTAGAGGCATGACATGGCTTTTACATTCACTACGTTGAAAACAGCGATACAAGATTATACAGAAAACACGGAAACAACTTTTACGAATAATCTTACTCGATTCATATTAAATTCTGAAGAGCGGATTTTAAAAGAGTGTCAGTTAGAAGTTTTTCGTAAAAATTCTACAGGCACAACAACAGAAGATATAAAATTTTTAAGTAAGCCCACTGATTTTCTAGCTCCCTTTTCTTTAAGCGTTGTTAATAGTTCTAACAATGAATTCTTATTATATAAGCAAGTGTCTTTTTTACAGGACTACACTCCAAATCCAACCACAGACGGTATTCCTAAATATTATGCCAGTTGGAACGACACCTCGTTTTTACTAGCACCTACCCCAAATGCTGCGCTTACTGCGGAACTTCACTATTTTTTCAGGCCAACTTCTATTTCTGCAACAGCGGATGGAACAAGTTATCTCGGTACTAATGCTGAATTGGCTCTTCTTTACGGAGCTTTAGTTGAAGCCTATACCTTTATGAAAGGTGAACCTAATTTACTGCAACTTTATAATCAAAGGTTTGTAGAGTCTATACAGTGGTTGAAGAATCTTGGTGAAGGTGAACAAACACGAGATCAATACAGGTATGATCGTGTGCGAAGGGAAGTTCAATGAAGGAACTTTCTCTTAAAGGATCTTCTGTTGCAATAATTGGACTTGGGGAATCGCAAGTTGCATACACTTCGTCTGTTGCCAATGGGGCGGAATATGATGAGGTGTGGGCCATAAATTCTATGTTAGCCCCCATAAAGCATGATCGTGTATTTATGATGGATCCACCATCTAGATTTTTAGATACGGAAAATGCTGGAAAACAAACTGCTGCTTTACGTCGAGAATTACCAAGACATAAAGGCCCTATATACACCTGCCAATTAGATGACCGTGTTCCAGGAGCAATTCTTTATCCTTTGGAAGAGGTCGTTAAAGATACAAATTTATGCTATTTTAATAATACGGTTCCGTATGCGATTGCTTTCGCTGCTTACCAAGAAATTGGTAAGTTGTATTTATTTGGCATTGATTATTCTTATACAACAAATCTTCACATGGCTGAAGCAGGACGTGCCTGCACAGAATTTTGGTTGTCTTTTTGTGTAAGCCGAGGAATGAAGCTTGATGTAGCTTATGGTTCAAGTTTGTTGGATACAAATGTTTCTTCAGAAGAACGATTATACGGATACCATAGATTAGATGATCCGTTGGTAATGAAAATAGAGAATGAAGAACTGTTAATCACACGACAATCAGAACTGATCTTGCCTGAACCTATGGATGCCCCTGTCATGTTTGGTCGTCATGATAATATTGTTGAGTTACAGGAGACCGCGTAATGTTAGCTGTTGATGCAGGAGTTACGGTAGGGGTGGCTGTGGTAAAAACCACAGAAAAAGGCGGTTTTACAGCCGACCAAGTTGCTGAAATGGCTGTAGAAAAAATAATTCATGTATCTGATGGTACTGTTGCTCCCTTACGTGACCAGGCACATGCTTTTAAGGATCATATTCAAACTATTCTGTGCCATTATATGAAATTTGCAATTGAACAAGATCGCGCCACGGTATGTGCTGAACTTAGAAAAGCTGGCTATGGCGACTTAGCCGAACATTTTAGGAGTATTTGATATGACCATAACAACGGCTATGTGTACATCGTTTAAGGCCGAAGTTTTACAAGCCACGCATAATTTTTCTGCGTCGGGGGGCAATAGTTTCAAACTAGCTTTGTATGCTATTGGGGGCGGCGGAAAATCTAGTACAACAGCTACGTTAGGAGCAGCGACCACTGCCTTTACAACTACGGGTGAAGTGGCGTCTAGTGGAACGTATGTTACGGGAGGATTGGCCCTTACTAATGTAGATCCAACTACTGGAGGTACGACAGGTTTCACTGATTTCGCTGACAAAAGTTTTACCACAGCTACCATTACTGCACGGGGAGCCTTAATCTATAACGATACAAATAGTGATAAAGCAGTTTGTGCTTTAGATTTTGGTGGAAATAAAACGAGTACGGCGGGAACGTTTACAATTCAGTTTCCAGCGGCAGCGGCATCAACGGCAATTATTAGAATTGCGTAGAGGCTGATAGTTTGACTTTACTTGCTGGATTTGGACGCGGTGAATATGGTGAAGGAGGATATGGCCAACTTATTCCTGTAATTCCTACCGGAGTTGCAGGTACAGGAGCCGTTGGCACAGTAACAGTCGTACCGAGTATTGAAGTTGTACCGACAGGAGTCGCTGGTACCGGCGCTATTGGTACAGTAACGGTTATACCGAGTATTGAAGTTGTACCAACGGGTGTATCAGGAACAAGTGCCGTTGGGACAGTAACGGTTACAGCAGGTGCTCTTGCTATACCCACAGGTGTTGCGGGAACAAGTGCCGTTGGAACTGTTACCGCTGTACCGAGTATTGAAGTTGTGGTAACAGGTGTTCAGGCGACAGGTGCTATAGGAGGCGTTAATGTATGGGGAATTATTGATGCGTCGCAAACATCAAGTTTTTCTGAGATCAGTACAACACAAACTTCAGGGTTTTCTGAGATAAGCACAACACAAACGTCTGACTTTACAGAAATAGCGGCCTAGAAAGGTTGACAAATGGTAAGCACGTATACTTTAAATCAGGGTATTGAAAAGCCTGCAACTGGCGATCAGTCAGGCACCTGGGGCGGTACCGTCAATACCAACATGGACATCATCGACCGCGCCATCAGTGGCGTCGGTGCTTTGACATTGACGGGGTCAACTACGACTCTTACTACCACAGATGGCACCCTAACTGACGGCATGTTTCGCGTGCTGGTGCTTGGAGATGGGGGCGATCTTGGTAGTGATAATACAATAACAATTTCTCCGAATGATGCGGATAAATTATATCTAGTTTATAACAATTTGTCAGCCAATCGTAATGCTATTTTTTCACAAGGAACCGGTGATAATGCGACTGTTGAAAATGGAGAGACGGCCTGGGTTTACGCCGATGGCGCAGGCAGTGGTGCTGCGGTTCGTGTAGCCACGTCTTCTACGAAACTTTTAGACCAGGATGGCGATACCGGGATACGGGTAGAAGAAGGCGGTGATGACGACGATACTATCCGCTTTGATATTGCCGGTGCCGAAGATTTTACGATGACGGCTAATACGCTCAGTGTATTATCTGGGTCAACTTTGAATATCGATTCAGGTGCTACTATTGCTAATAGTGGTACAGCAACTGGTTTCGGTGGTTCTGAAGCTGCTTATGCAGGCGTGTTAGAGACCAACGCTAATTTTGTAGATCAAGTTATATTTGGTCCTGCTGTAGATGGTCGGGCATGGAACGGCTTATGGGATAGTTCGAGTGTGTTTTCTAGTTTAATGCTGGCCACTGTTGAAGACCCTGGCTCTGCCGCCCAAGTAAATATCTGGGATCTGACCGAGGCGTCGGGCAGCGCAATATCCACGACACCTTTGGCAACAGTTAATATTAGTGGGGCCGCTACACCAACATCTATAGCGGCGGCTATGGGCTATATTATTGTTGG